TTATAACCAGACTTGAATCCCTTTGATATGTCTTTAAGATAATGATACTTAAGCAGCAGTTCTTCTGCTTGCTGCTTGGTTATTCTGTCAATGTAATAGTCAGACTTCATAAAAAAGGGGAGAGACCCTTGCCTCCCCCATATTATAGCATAGAATCAGTCGTCAGAAGCTAATTTTGCAAAGTATGAGAGTGCATCATCGTCTTCATCTTCTTCAGCAGCACGGCGAGTGGGTTTCAGATTGTTAAGTTCTGAACGGAGATCATCATCAAGTTCTTTCGTAGAACCACGATAATCATCTTCTTCCTCAACCTCTTCATCAATACGGGTGTTCTTGGCACCCAGAACAGAACTGAGACGCTTCTTCAGTTCTTCATAAGTCTTAAACTCACTAGGAGACATGAAATCTGCAAGAGAATATTGCTTCTTCCAGATTGCTTCAAGTGCATCATCGTCATCCAGAAGAGCACCTTGAGAAGCAAACTCACTGGAATCATAGTTACGATAACCAGCAACGTTCTTTGCTTTCAGTTTGAAGTTTGCACCTTGCCAGAAGTCAAAGGGATCAATCGGAGATTCATCTTCAAATTCAGGTTGCATCGCTTCGGTGATCTTATCAAAGATCTTTTTACCATACTTGAAGAGGAACACCTTACCCTCATTCTCGGGGTTAGCAGGATCCTTCACCACATAGATGTTGGACACATAGGTCAGTTTACGCTTCTGCTTACGGGCAACTTCTTTACCAGCATCAGTACCGTTGTTCCACAGACCAGAGTTGTGCTCACACACGGGGCACTTTTGATTGATACTTGTCAGGCAGTTATCAATCAACCAACCGCCAGGACCTTGGAATGCATGGGAATAGACTTTCACGAAAGGAAGATCTTCACCATCAGGAGCAGGAAGGAATCGGATCACGGCATATCCATTCCCACTTTTATCACAGTCTAGCTTCCATACACGTTCGTCGGAAGAACTGCCAGAACTATTCATTTTTTCGACTTCTTTCACCAGTTTTTCGGTGAGAGAACCAAGTTTAGATTGCTTTTTAAGATCGGCAAATGCCATTTGGATACCTCGGATAGTTTGGATTCGGGGGATTACATGGATAGTATAACAGGATTCGGAGGATCAGTCAAGGTACTTCTTGAGAGATTCGATCGTTTTTGTCATACTAGTGAATAAAACTTGCATATCGGTTTCAGGGGAAAATCCCATGATTGCAACTGATTTGCGAAGATTCTCTTTCATCTCAACCGCTTCATGGTCGTCTGAGAGAGATAACCTAGTATACATCACTCTCTGCTTTTCTAGCAAGAGGGACAGTTTTTCAATATGTTCCAGTTTATCTTCACGGGACATCATACCGAAAGTAAGAATACTTCCGTAAATTTGTTCTTGTAACTTGTTAATTTCTTTCAGTTCTTCTTGAATAATATCAGAATCAAAAAAGTTACTCATTGATAATTTCCCGTAAAATTTTTTTAAATTGGAATACATCAATATTTAGAAATGGCATATATTTTTTAACTTTTAAACTTACGGTTTCCCACACAGGATCCAGAAGTTTCTTATCAAAAGAGTTTGAAAAATGGAATATTTTTTCGTAAATTGTTAATGTTTCTAGCGATAACTGTCCTCCTAGAAACTTTTTGAGCATCGGTGGATGACCTTTGGAACAGTTCAAGGCATCCTCTAATTTGGTCTCCGAGAACAATTCGTTGCTTTGCTCTTTGAATAAGTAGGTCAAACTCTGTTGTCTCCGCATCCAATCTGCGTAAGTTCTTTCGCCAGAATTGATAATCTCCCCAATCCATAAGTTGCCAGGTGTGTCTGCTGCTACAAAGTTTGATACTAAAAAGTCTACGACTTCTTTATCATTATACTTTCTCGAAGTTTTTTCAAACCAGTATTTGTCCTTACGTTTATTAAAGGATGTCATACTGGCACGAGTCTTCGCACCGTATTTAAAGAAGTCGTATTTTGGATTTGTAAAATGATTTTTAAGTGACAAATAATGTTGATAAGTTTCAAAAGGTGTCACGATCATAAAGGCAATTTTGCTCTCGATGTTTTTTTCATAAAGTTAAGACGTGTTGCGTCCCACTTTAATCGTTCTTTTAAAGGTTTTGAAATAAGTTTTGTAACCGATTCTACTTCAAGACTATTAATTTCACAAAAGTGAACAATAGCATCAATATAATTAAAATTTTCAGTTGCAACTATGTTCTCAATTTCTAATGCAAATTTAGAAGGTGTAAGAAACTTATTTTGTATTGCTTGTTCTAACTCTTTATTTTTTTCCATATGATTCCAGTTTATCTCTAACAAACTCTCTAATGTATTCGGTGAGTAGTTTGATGTACTTTGATTTGTCTCTTTCTTCATAAACGACACATTCTCCATTTTCGCAAGCCATAATAATTACAAGTTTTTTGACAGGAATTTCTGTAAGTTCATAGAACATACATGCGTAAGCAACGCATTGAACGAAATAATGTTCAATCCACTCCCGTGGTTTCGGTTTTTTAGATGTTTTAAAGTCGATTATTGCTAATTCGCCATCAAACTCTGCAATACAATCTACTGTTCCCGCTACTCCAAGAACTTTGCTGTACAGGGAACCTTCAAGAGTATAAACATTATTTATACGATTTAAATCTGGTTTGGCAATTTTAAATAAGAATTCTGATAATGGTTGAACTCCTGGTAGATTTTCATTTTTAAGATGATGTTCTACTAGAGTATGCATATCAGTTCCACGACTCGTTGCTTGTCGAGTAATTTTGTCTGCTTCTTCTTCACCAATCTTTTTACGCCAGTTCGCAAAAAACTGGCGATTTTTGTGACTTGTTACAGAAGTAATAGAAACAAGTCTAAGTAATTCTTCGGCATCTGGAACTTTATAATAACGAACACCATCTATAGTCTCCCTCTCAAGACAAGGAAGATTCACATCAATATGATTAAACATTAAAATCCTGCTTCCATTTTTGCAATAATGTACTCTTTAACAAGTCCAGAACGGACAATATCATCTACACCAAATTCAATTATATCAAACGATGGCATTTTACGCAAGATAGACATGAAATCAATAATCCCATTCCTATCATTAGTTTTTAAGAGGTCTGATTGAGTTGCATCTCCACAGAACATAATCTTAGAATTTTCTCCAATACGTGTAATGATTGAATCTAATTCATGACTTGTACAATTTTGGAATTCATCTACAATAATGATTGAATTATCAAGAGTGGTTCCACGAAGAAAAGAAGTGCTCCAAAATTTAATTGTTTCCTGCCCTTTAAGATTACCGTAGAGCATCTCAAATTCACTATCACTCGACATTTGGAACATGTACTTTACCATATTCTTATAAGGGATTTGGTAAATATCAGATTTATCTTCATATGTTCCAGGAAGAAAACCAATTTCACGAGTTGCTACCAATGAACGAACAATATAAACTTTTTCATAAGGAGATCTTTCATTTAAAACTTCTCTAAGTGCATTATAGAGTGTGATGAAAGTTTTACCTGTTCCAGCACATCCATATGCTACTAAATGTTTTTGATTAGCATATGAGTCAAAAAGTTTTTTCTGATTATCAGTAAGAGGATCAATATCAATCAAATAATCAGAACTAAGCGGTTTTCTACGCTTCATTTGACGGGTTGTTAAACCAACGCCAATTGGTTGATCATTCGTCCTTTTTTTTCTTGTCATACTAGATTTTCTTTACAGTTGAACCAGGAGTTTTTGATGCACGATCTAATACGTCATTCCATCCAGGATTTTTGGAAATTAGTTTGTTTTTCCAATCTCCAACTTCTCCTGGACTTGCACATCCTTCAGACCAATCCCTTTTCCATTCAGGATTGTCTTTGTACCATTGCATAATATCGTTGACACTCATTTCAACGACCTTTTTTTCACCTGTTTCTTTGTGAATAAGCGGATAAATTGCCATAAAGTTACGAAATCAAGATAATTTATTTAGACCCACTCAAGAGATTCTGCTACCGCTGGAAATTGTTCTTTGAATATTTCCTTACATGCAAGTGCAATATCCATATGTTCTTTTTGAGTTCCATTTGCAGAACGAAGATTGATATAATGTATCCATGACCTGCACGAGCCACTCATATAGATGCGTGTGGGCGTTGCTAAGGGCAGTACAAACCTTGCACATTCCTTTGCCACCCCATGACCTAAAAGTTCCTTGTAGAGTCGCATAGAGTGTGCAAAATGCTCTTGGATTTTACTCTGTAGAGTTAGTTTCTCATAATCGCCAATATCATCAATAGAATTTTGACGATTCTTTGTATCTTGGCGGCGAAGATCTGGAACGGGAATATAATCACCTAGTAGAGAACTATCAGCATAGCGTTGTGAAAATTCTTGATATGTAAACGAACGGTGACGCAAAATCTGAGCCGCGATGCCGCGATTTGTTTCAATTTCAAGAGTCATAAAACTCTGTTCAAAAACAGACCAATGATTATGCTTAATGCAATAAGCAAGCAACTTGGCATAGTTTTCGTTGTCCTGATTCGCAGGATTGCTAACTCGC